ACCACTGGAGATATAAGTAATTTATGGTTACAAGGAACCGTCACGGCTAAGATGGGTTATACGACATGAGCAGTAATAGCGTAAGCGTTACAGAAACCAAGAACACGGTAATTGTAAACGAAGAAACAAATTCAGTAACGGTACAACAGGGAAGCACATCAACTGTTGAGGTAGTTACGGCTGGACCGCAAGGAGAAAGAGGACTACAAGGAATTGACGGTGTTTCGGTAGGAATACCAACGTTAGGCGATCCGGGGAATATAATAATCAAAAGTAGTTATACTAACTATGACACTGAATGGTCAGCAACGCTTGACGGAGGGACATTTAACTAATGGCTAGAATACAAATCAAAAGAGGAACAAAAGCAAACCTCCCTACCAGTTCAATGTTGGCTGGCGAGGCACATTTCACGACTGACCGAGGGACGTTGCATGTTGCTACAGATGCGACTACAAAGTTGCCAATTGTCCCACCAATAGAGGATTTAACAGCTTTATCGGCTGTTGACGGAACCAACGATCTAATATTAATTCACGATAGCGATGAAGCTAGTGCGCAAAAAGAGAAGAAGATTACGTTTGCTTCATTTAAGACAGCGTTAAACATTCCAGCTTCGGATACTGACGAAAAGACAGCCGTTGTGAGTGGAGGAACGAGTGGGTATATCTATGGAACCGACGGAACTGATGGAGTAATACGTGTTAACACCTCATTAGCGATTACAAAGGATAGCGGTAACGCTTTTGTGACCCTCGCAGTAAATGATATTGATTTAGGTACGTTCTAAATGCCATCTCTCCGATTAAAACATGGAACCATTGATCCGAGTGCATCAGATTTTTCCGATACTGCTGAATTATTAGTCAATACAACGGACGGCGGTTTATTTACGAAGGACGACTCAAATAATGTTGTAGAGATTGGTTCAGGTGGTGGTGGTGGATCATCGACTCTTTCAGGTTTAACCGATGTAACTCTGGGTACTCTCGGTAACGGTCAGGTCTTGAAATATAACGGATCAGCGTGGGTTAATGATACTGATGCAACGGGAGGAGGAGGAGGAGGAGGAGGCTCTACCGATTTATTAGAGATCATGCTTTTTACATAGATGGCATTAACAAAAACAGGGCTAGGAGCAATCGTTACTGTTGCAGCATCAGCTACAGGGACTATTACAGGCACAGTTGTTGCATCAAATAAACAGGTATATATCCGAGGGTTGCTTATTTTTAATACTTCTACAGCAGCCACTCAGATTTGCGAAATACATGTTGTTCCAAATAGCGGAGGAAGCGTTGGCAGTGCTTTGGCTGCAAATAAAATTGGAAGACTTACGATGACAGCATCGGATACAGCATTTTTCGAGTTTCCTTATCCACTTACCTTAACTGCAACTAATGATTGTATTCGAGTTGTTAACAGTTCTGGATCAACGGTTAATGTCTTACCTATAGGAGATGTTGAGGCATAAATTATGGGAATTATTTCTTTAAACGAAAAGAGAACTTCTAGTTACCCTACTCATACAACAGGAAGAGAGAAGTCATTTCATGCAACAGATAGATTTGAAGAAGTACTAGGAGAACCAAAGCTTACAGGTCATTATCACTATTATAAAAACGCTGTAACATCGGGTGCTTTTGGAGTGTTTTGGGAAGATACAAGTGGAAATACTTCAAATTTAAATTTTCAATCAACTCAAAGTCCAACATTTAGTGCGAATGAAAGAGTAACACAAACACATAGCTCTAATTCAGCAGCTTGGAGTGATTTTGAAATTGACTTTAGTGGTAAGCCTAATGGCAGACCAGTTTTTTACGTTAGGGCGGGTACTTTTAGAAATGATTTTGCATTAGATGATATGTTATTTACATCAGGTAATGAAAGTACGTTCAGTTTCAACCCTAGTGTTATAACTACAAGAACTAATGGATTGTGGAGAACAAGCGGACTTTCAACTGGTGTTACCAGTTATGCAGGGGCACAATCGGACTATTCTTCAGGTGTAAGTCTGAGTGCTATTCCTAATAATACTAGTTCACCGATTAATCAAAAATATAATTATAAAACTGGGGGTACAGTTTCAAGCGGTACTGGCCCAGATAATGCAGCTAACAATAGCAACTATACAATTTATCTTTACTTTGAAGCAACGGGATCAAATAATGGTAACTGTACTTATCTTACTTGGAACGCATATCGCAACGTATATACGGGGCAAGCTCTATGAATATCACTGAACATTTAGCAATTAATAAGAACGAAGACACTGACGATATAGAAGTCTTAGTAATGATTGATAGTAGTGAATATGTTCACAAGACTGACATCAAGGTTAGTGATTGGCCTGATTATTTATGGTTCGGATATAACGGAAGATTCACCGATAATAAAAGTAAATATCGAACCACGTTGGAATTTGTAAGACTACAAGATTGGACATGGACAGCTACCGATAAGAAACACCCAAGGACTTATGAAACTGATTACTAAATATGCAAAAACTATTTAATATTTTTTCTGTTATGTCTATTTCAATTATCGGCTTATATTTTTATTCAACTACTACTAAGGTAAGTAATGATTTTCTACCTGTTAATCATATTGATTGTATAGAAGAGCCGTCTTTTGTCTTTGGAGATTCTTTCTCTAAATCTTTTTAATCACTATGAATAAGGAGATAAATAAGTGAGTTTATTAGCGAGCGTACCGGGAGGAAGTTGTTTAGAGCCCCCGGTTAATAGAGCAACGAGAGCGAAGATAACGAATAAGGAACTACGTCTAAAGATAGAGGAAGGTTTATTACCAGCTCAGAAAGACTTTTGTAATGATCGAGAGCATCGTATTTTAGGATTTATTGGAGGCTTCGGAAGTGGAAAGACGAGAGCTTTATGTGCTAGGGCAGTTTTGTTATGTATGGATAATGTAGGAACAGTAGGAGCCGTATTTGAACCCACTTTTATATTATTAAAAGATGTGTGGATGAGAAGTTTTGATGATTATTTAGAGGAGTATGAAATTGAGTATGACTTTCGTATATCACCGCAGCCTGAGTATGTAATACATACAGAGCATGGGAGCACTACTTTATTATGTCGAGCTACGGAGACGTGGAATAGGATCAGAGGTCAGAACTTAAGTTTTTGCCTAGCTGATGAGATTGATACGTCACCACCAGATGTAGCGCAGAAAGCAAGTGAAATGTTTTTAGCAAGGCTACGTGGTGGTAAGAATCCAAGTTTAAGTGTTGGGTCTACACCGGAAGGATATAAGTGGTGTTATCGAACATTTGTAGAGAATGGAGATAGAGAAGATAGGAGAATGATAAAAGCGAAGACAACAGATAATCCATATTTACCGGATGGATTTATCGAATCGTTGTATGAGAACTTTGATACTAACCTCATTGCAAGCTACATCGAAGGAGAATTCACGAATTTAGAGAATACAACTGTTTACCATCCGTTTGATAGAGATAAGCATTGGACTGATGCAGAGGTAGGGGAAGACGAGAGAGTATTTATAGGAGTTGATTTTAACGTTGGGGCTTGTTTTTGTATTGCGATTGTAAGGAGGGGAGATGAATTTCACGTTATTGACGAGTTACATCCAAAGGACACACCAGCGGTAGTGGATAAGTTACGTGAGGCATATAGTAAGCAACTAGAGCGAGAAAATTTAGTTGTTATACCTGATGCAGCGAGTAGGCAGAGGACCACAACCAACGCGGCTGAGTCAGATTTAAGTTTATTGAAGCGCGGGAAGTTAATTGTAAAAGCACAACCATCAAACCCGTTAGTAGCAGATAGGGTTAACTGCATCAATGTATTGTTAATAGCGAATCGGTTAAAGGTACATAACCGCTGTAAATACTTGATAAAATCATTAGAGCAGCAAACTTATGACAAAACGGGTAAACCAGATAAAGGAATTGGTGGCATAGATGATATTTCTGGACCTGTAGATGCACTAGGGTATGGCATACATTATTTATCACCACTACGTCGTTGGTCGAGTGGTGGTTCAACCGTTCGTATCTACTAGAATAGGGTTATGACTAATTCAGGATCAACGTACCCGAAACGTCGGGGTCAAAATGCACTTATTGACTTAGGTGGATTAACCGGAAGGGTAGATATACCAAAGAATGATCAGCCGGAAGATCCGAGTGCTAAGAACGCAGCGGTATTAGGGATGCTGCCGTTTTGGGATCCAATTAATACGTGTGTTGGTGGTACAAAAACTATTAGGCAGAACGCTGAGAATATAATCCCAAGGGAGGAAAGAGAAGATGATGATGCTTATGGGAGGAGGATATTTCATTCAGTA